TTATTAGGTGTTCCACCAATAAGGAATATGTAATACAATGAGGTTATATGCTACAAAAAATAGGTTTTCAACCGGGGTTCAATAAACAAATTACAGAAACCACAGCCGAAGGACAATGGGTTGATGGTGATAACGTACGTTTTAGATATGGTACACCTGAAAAGATAGGTGGCTGGTCACAGTTAGGTGAGAATAAACTAACCGGTGCAGCAAGAGCAATGAAACATATTGTTAATAAATCAGGTACAAAGTTTTCACTTATTGGAACTAATAGAATTTTATATGTATATACTGGTGGTGTATTTTATGACATTCATCCAATTAAATCGACAAATACTTTAACAAATGCTTTTACTACAGTCAATGGATCAGCATCTGTTACAATAACTTTTTCATCTCCTCATGGTATTTTAGAAAATGATATCGTATTACTAGATAACTTTACAACAATTACCGGTTCTAATTTTTCAGCAAGTGATTTTGATGATAAAAAATTTATGGTAACTAGTGTCCCAACAGATACTACAATTACTATCACAATGCCTTCAAATGAAACAGGTGCCGGAGCAACTTTATCTGGAGGTATCAGAGTTCAACATTATTATACAGTTGGTCCAGCAGAACAATTACCTGGTTTTGGTTGGGGACTAGGACAATATGGTGGTACTGTATCAGGTGAAGCAACAACTACTTTAGTAGGTTCTATTAATGCAGTTCAAACAACTGGAATTCAATTAACGGATGCATCACAGTTTCCGGATTCAGGGACCAATTATGTACAAATTAATAATGAAGAAATATCTTATACAGGTATTTCAGGAAGTGAATTAACTGGTGTTACAAGAGGAGTTAGAAATACTACACCTGCAATTCATACTACAGGAGATACTATTACTAATTCATCTGATTACATTGCTTGGGGTGAAGCGGCATCAGGAGACTTTGTAGTAGATCCAGGAGAATGGTCTATTGATAACTTTGGTTCAAAAGCTATTTGTTTAATTCATGATAGTGCATGTTTTGAATGGGATTCAGAAGCAACTAATGCTGTAACAATAAGAGCTACAATTATTAGTGGTGCACCAACAGCATCAAGAGATATGTTAGTTTCAACTCCTGATAGACACTTAGTATTTTTTGGAACAGAAACAACAATTGGAGATCCAACTACACAAGACTTAATGTTTATAAGATTTTCAGATCAAGAAGATATTAATACTTATCAACCAACATCGGTTAATACTTCGGGTTTTCAAAGACTATCTGATGGATCAAGAATTGTAGGAGCTGTTAGAGGTAGAGATGCAATCTATGTTTGGTCAGATACTTCTTTATTTACTATGCGTTTTATTGGTGCTCCATTTACTTTTGGTTTTACACAGGTTGGTACTAACTGTGGACTGATAGGTGAAAGTGCAGCATTAGAAGTAGACGGTACTGCTTATTGGATGTCAGAAAATGGTTTCTTTAAATACTCTGGTAATCTTGAATCTATGATTTGTTTAGTTGAAGACTATGTATTTAACGATTTAAATACCACTGCATCACAATTAATTAATGTTGGACTTAATAATTTGTTTGGAGAAATAACTTGGTTCTATTGTACAGAAGGATCTACTATTATTAATAGATGTGTTACTTATAATTATTTTGATTCTACTCCACAAAGACCTATTTGGACAACAGGAAGTTTAGCTAGAACTACTTGGGTAGACTCTGCTGTATTTGGTCTTCCACATGCAACTAAATACGATCCATCAGATAACGCATCATTTGATGTAGTAGGTAATACTGATGGTAGCACCCTTTATTTTGAACATGAAAAAGGAACGGATGAAGCATTATCTTCAGGAGTAAATACAGTGACTTCTAGTATTGAATCAGGAGACTTTGATATATCTGCAAGAAGAGGTATTACAGGTCAGACTACAGGAATGCCTGATCTAAGAGGTGATGGTGAATATATTATGAAAGTTAGAAGATTTATTCCTGACTTTTTATCACAAACAGGTAATACTCAAATTACCTTACAATTACGTAATTATCCAAACGATAGTTATGCAAGTTCGTCGTTGGGACCCTTTACAATTAGTTCATCTACTGATAAAGTAGATACACGTGCTAGAGGTAGAGCTATGTCACTCAAGATCGCTAATACAGGCGTATCTCAAAGCTGGAAACTTGGCACGTTTAGATTAGATATACAACCGGACGGTAGAAGATAATGGCAACTTTATATGATTTAGCAAGACAATATTTGGCTCAACCATTACCAGATATTTCTGGTATATTTCAACCTGTAACTGATACACCAGTTGAAGAAACTCCGGTTGAAGAAACTGTACCAGGAATCACTCCACAATTATTACAATCAACGGGAGGTGGAGATGGATATAGTGTCTATAATCCTGATCCAAATATGACAAGAACTTCTAGAAATTATGTAAATCCTTTTCCATATGATCCAATGGATGATTTTGGAACCTCTGATTATGGTTATCCAGGATCTCCTAAAACAGGAATCATGGGTTTATATGATAAATATCAAAACTTACCTACAGGATCTAAAATAGGTTTAGGAGCTATGAGTGCATTATCTGGTGGAGCAATTTTACCTTTAGCAGGTGGGGTTGTTGGAATAGGAAAACTACTTAGCGGAATGCTTCCCCCTAGTAAAGCAGGTATTTTTCAAAACGAATTATTAGGTAGTGGTTTTATGTTAGATAACACAGGTAGAATTGTATCAAATAATTACAATACACCACAAGGAATTATGGCGGGATATAATCCTGTATCAGGAGGTGGTTTATATACATTATCAGGTGGTCAAAAAGGTGAACCTCCAACTTATGGATTAGATAAGTCTTTTGATAAGAGAAGAGAAACAGTTGCTAAAGCATTAGAAAAAATGGGAATGAGTAAGGAAGACATAGAAGCAGCTATCGCTGGAGAATATGAAGGTGATGCACCAATAAATCCAATTACGGGTATGCCAACTAAATTAGTTGATAGATTACGTTTATTTAATGAGTCTCAAAATTTATTAAATAAAAAATTAAGCGCGGCAGAGATAATTTATAATAGAAAAGTAAAAGAGAGACTAGAGAAAAACAAAGATAAAACTGATGAAATAAAAAAAGATCAATATAAAATAGATGCTTTTAAAAAAATGACAACCAATAATGCAGGTGGAGGAAAAGATTTAGGCGGAATTAAAACAACTAGCGGAAGTAAAACACCTGATTACAGTAATGTAACAACTGCAAAAGGACCACCAAGTGAAATAGGAGGCGGAAGTAAACCTAACCCAGGTAGTTCTAATCCTAAAAAATCTGGTGGATCTAAAAGCTCTAAAAGTTCTTCTAAAAATAGTTCTCAAAAAGGTGGAGGATTTAATAGTTTAGGTTTTAGTGATATAAGATTAAAAGAAAATGTAGAATTAATTGGTAAGTCACCGTCTAATATAAATATTTATAAATTTAATTATAAAAATAATCCAACCACTTATCAAGGTGCAATGGCTCATGAAGTTCCTTGGGCATCTGTTAAACATTCTAATGGTTATATGATGGTAGACTATAATCTAATAGATATAGAGTTTAAAAAATACAATGCCTAAAAAAAACATAGCACTAGATACAACAGGCAGAAGAATATAATGGCAAAGATAGTTCAAGTATTAACAAGACCTAGTAAACAGTATGAACAGAAAAATGCAGATGCATTAATTAGAGATTTAGATAGTTTAATTCAAAAATTAAATTCTACATTTCAACAAGATTTTAGAGAAGAGCTAGAAAGAAAAGAATTATTTATGAATAGATATGGAGGATAATGTCTTGTAATAATGTCAATACAGAACCTAGTAATGTAATCATTACACCTGGTGGAACAGGTACAGATGCTTTTGGCAGACAAAGAGTATCTGAACCACTTACTATATTTGATTCTAAAAATACTATGTCAAAGAATAATCTCTTTGATGAATCTTTAACAGGATCAGCGACCGTTACTTATACAGCAAATAAATCTACAGTTAATTTAAATGTAACTACTGCAAGTGGTGATAAAGTAATTAGACAATCAAAAAGAGTGATGTCTTATCAACCAGGTAAGTCTTTATTAAATTTAAACACATTTGTTATGGCAGCAGATGATGCAAATCTAAGACAACGTATTGGTATGTTTGATGCAAACAATGGAATATTTTTTGAAAAAGAAGGATCTACATTAAACATAGTAAGACGTACTTATACATCAGGATCTTCAGTAGATACTGAAGTTGCACAATCATCTTGGAATGGTGATAAGTTAGATGGCACTGGAGATAGTGGTTTTACTTTAGATGAAACCAAATCTAATATTTTATGGATGGACATGGAATGGTTAGGTGTAGGTGCTGTAAGAGTTGGTTTTGTAATTAACGGACAATTTATTGTCTGTCATACTTTTAATAATGCAAACAGTTTAGATACTGTTTATATGCAAACTGCAAACTTACCTATAAGATATGAAATAGAAGCAACAGGAACTTTATCAGGATCTGCAGTTCTACAACAGATTTGTTCTACTTGTATGATTGAAGGAGGTTATGCTCCAGAAGGTACAAGAAAAATGATAGGAACAGCATCTTTAGCAGGTGTTAATTTAACTTCAGCTGGTACATTATATAATTTAGCAACTATTAGAATTAAGTCAGGTAGACCTTATGCAGTAATTGTGCCATCAGGTTTTGAAGCAGCAGCTGTATCTAACTCTGATTTTGAATTGCAATTAATATTAAACGCTACTCCGTCATCTTCATTTTCATATACGAGTTACGATGATAATGTAGAATATGATTTAGATGGAACTAAAACTATTACAGGCGGAACTTTAATTGGTAAGTCTTATTTATCAGGTAAAGGCACATCATTAGTGACTGCAGCTCAGTCAGGTAATTTTGCTTTTGCTTATCAAATAGGACAAACTATTGCAGGAACATCTGATACATTAACACTT